CCTTTTTACTTTGTAATTTGCTCATTTATAACTCTCCTTTATCGGACATTTCCATTCTTTTTCGGACATTCGTTTCTTAACCTGTTCGTAACTAACTGGATAGTAATTAAAACAGTCCACCCCTACGTCAAAAGATAGCGCATTAGGATCATCTTTGAGCTTTCCGTGTGAATGTCCGTAGAGTTGCCATGCGCCATAATGAGACTTCGACCACACGCGCATTGCGTAGTGACAAAGCACAATATGGGGATCAACTTTTTTTAGCTCAAATAGGTCTTTTACCCACACAATTCCCGCCTCTAGAAAAAGCTTATCTTTGCGTCTATAATCGTGATTACCTTTAATTAGATGTATTTTACCGTTAAGTCTATGAACATACTTTTTCGGATCAACAAAACTAAAATCTCCAAGGTGATAAACTTCGTCATTAGGCCGCACAACTGAATTCCAATTATTAATAAGTGTTTCGTCCATTTGGTTTACAGTTTCAAACGGTCTATTACAATACTTGATTATATTAAAATGGCCGAAATGTGTGTCACTAACAAAAAAAATCTTCATACCTTGGTTTCCTCCAATTTTTTCATTTCGCTTAATCTTTTTCCTATTTTTATATCTACTTTCATAGGAACATTAATTCTTATAACAGGCTTTTCCATTTCTGTTTTTAGCACGTCAATAACTGTATCCTGTTCTTCCTCTGTATACTCCGCAATAATAGCATCGTGTATAGTCATAATAAGCCTACTTTTTAAACCTAATTCTTTAAATTTTCTTGCCACCCTAATCGTACCAACTGAAACAATATCGTGCGCTCCACCCTGTATGGGTGCGTTAACGGCCTGGCGTTCAGCTTCGGCTCGTATAAAGTCTACACTTGACTTAAAACCGTCTGCCAACCTTCGCCGCCTTCCTACCCAATTAACCACTTCGCCAACAGTCTGCGCCCGTCTTTTTTGCCGTTCTGTATACGGTTTTATTCTTGGATATCTAGTAAATAGAGCTTCAAAAACTTTTTCTACCTGGTCTACGGTTAATCCCGTTTCTTTTGCTAAGTTTTCTTTGCTTTTTCCGTATATTACTGAATAATTGATTGTTTTAGCTGGCTCTCGCGTTTCTTGTGTTACTTCATCATACGGAATATCATAAGCAGAGGAAGCTATTGTTTTATGAATGTCTAGACCATTTTTTATATCCGCAATTCCTTGCTCATCTTTACACTCGTTTATCAGCAGTCTAAATTCAATTTGTGCATAATCAGCTTCTATAAGCCCCGCATAACCTGGCCCTGCTACAATACCGCGCCTTATTTCTGCTGCTTTTTCTGGTTCTTTCTTGGGAATATTTTGTAAATTGGGATTTCTACTAGAAAGTCGGCCAGTTACAGCTACTTGTTGAAGATAACTAGTATGTAATCTACCATCGCTTTTCACCAACTTTGGAACTGGCTTAATATAGGTGGATAAAAAATGAGATAATTTCCTGAATTCTAAAATTAATTTAGGTATACTATGATATTCAGCCAATTGTTCTAGCACACTCGCATCCGTAGATGCCTTTCTAGGCCCCTTTGTTTTCTTTTTTTTATTTTTTACATACTTAACAATAGGTAATTTTAGTATATCATAAAGTAGAACTCTTAATTGATCATGCGATCCAATATTAATGGGTTCATTCTTTTTACTTCTAAACGCACTTATAACTTCAAATTCGTGTAATTTTTTCAAAACTTCCTCAATTTTTATTGCGTACTCTATCGCCAATTTTTTGTAATAGTCAACATCTACGGCTACACCTGCCATTTCCATATCGCCCAAGGCAAATGACAAAGGAATCATAATTTTACTAAGTAACGGAAGCAGCCCTTGTGATTTAATTTTACCAAACAAAACTTGGTATACTCTAAAAGTACAATCTGCGTCTTTGGCACCGTACTTACACAGAGCATCAAACGGAGCTTTCGCCATAGTAAATTCATCTACATCTTTTGAACCGGACAACCCTAGTATTTGATACAACTCATTTGAATAGCTTCCCATATCTGTAAAGCTTAATCCAAGGTGTTCTAAACTGTGCTTACCTTTTGCGTTTTCATCTAGCAAAAAATGTGCTAGCATGGTATCAAATACAACTCCCTTTAATTCTATACCGTACAGTTTAAAAAATTGGTAATCGTATTTTATATTTTGACCCACTTTCTTAAATTTTTCATTCTCTAGTATTTTTTTCAGGTTATTAATAATAGTATCATACTGTTCCTTTTTCCACATAGATTTCATTTCTGTAGTTCTTATAAGTGGTAATACCCAAGCTTCTCCTGGCTTCCAGGAAAATTGTACTGTTAATATTTTTCCTGTTAAATAATCCCCGTCAGTCTCGGTATCAACAGAGAATACTTTTTTCGTTGATAATTCGTTAAATAATTGAGTAACCAATTTTGGAGTATTTGCTACTGTCACATTAGTACCCAATTGACCTGTCTCACCAGTTTCGCCTATTTGCTTTATAAGCTTCAAATCTATTATAAACTGCTCTACTTGTTCTAGTTCTTCTCCGTTTCGCATAATATACGAAGGATGCCAAGTAGGAACGCACCAACAATTGTATTTAACACTCCACGCGGGCTTACCACGAAGTCTGGTAATCCCATCTACACCTAGCACTCGATTTAAAGCAACTGCTCCTAATGCGGCTATGACTTTCGGTTTTATCGTGGCTATTTCATAATCTAAATACGGTGTGCAGGCCCGCACCTCCATCGGTTTAGGCTTTCTGTTTTCTTCGGGACGACACTTCACTGTATTAGTAATCCAAACGTCTGGACGTTTAATGCCAACTATCTTCAAATATTTACTAAGTAATTGTCCTGCACTTCCTACAAAGGGAATTTCCTCCACTATTTCGTCTGCTCCTGGAGCCTCCCCAACAAAAACTATATCCGCATCTTTGTTACCATAACCCCACAAACACACAAAATTCTTTTCTTCCTCACAGCTAGTCTTATGAAGTCTGCACAATTTGCAGTCTGGATTTCTACCTGTTATTTTTTGTTCCTTAGTCTTTTTCATACCTTTTTTAACTCCGCCTTAATGGAGGATTCGCTAAGACCAAAAACTTTAGCTGCGTCTCTTACATAATAATTCGAGAACCTTTTATCGCTAATCTTTCGTATTTTATTTAGACAGTTTATAATTAGTTGTTCTACAGAGTTTCCATGTTTTAATCCAGCATCACAATAGTATGAAAGTCCTGACCGTGTTTTTAGTTCTTTCAATTCCTTATTCTTTAAAATAAAGGTATCGGGGTCAGACCCATCTGGTAACTCTAATACGCCCACGTTAACACTATTTTCCATTAGCAGTAGAATAGCAGAATACGCTGATTTCTTCCCCGCATCGTCTCCATCATAAAGCAACAGTACGGTATCGGAGTAGGATTTAAGTAACTGCGCATGATGCGGAGTGAGTGTAGTTCCTAATTGTGCAACAGTGTTATATCCTAGCGAATTTAATCTTATACAATCTAGATTCCCTTCTACTAACAAAATTGATTTATGTTATTGTAAAAATTGCAGTCCGTATAAGAAACGACCTTTTTTGTAATACTGAGAATTAGGTGTTCCCGTATACTTAGGAAGATTCTCTTCATTTAATGCCCTGGCAGAAAAAGCTGTTATCTGATCATTAATGGTATAAACAGGAAACATAAGTCTATCTTTAAATCTCATTGAATCGTCTGCCAATCCTTGAAATCCTCCAAGGTATAATTCTTCGTCACTAAATCCTTTACTCCTAGCATGGATTACAAACTTATTATCAGACGGATGATACCCTAAACTATATTTTTTTACAGCATGGTCTTTGAACTTTCTTTGTAATAGATATTTTCTAGCCTTTGAATTGTAATACTCCCCAACAAAATAATTACTGGCTAGCGTATTTAGCATATGTAGTCTAGGACTTTCCACTATTTCCTCTTTCTTATCTTCATTTATCTTTTCTGGTTTAAGCCATTTTTCTCTTAGATATTCCAATTTTTGGTTGGCTGTTTCAGTATATCCGAGTTTTGCTTTTAACTTGTCCAAGGCAGTATTAAAATCTACGTTTTCCATATCCATTATCAATTTTATTACATCTCCATGCTCTTTACAAGACCAACAATGGAAATACGTATCACTCTTTCTAATAGAAAAACTAGGGTTGCGATCACTATGATACGGACACAGAGCAGTAACCCAATCACCGTTGTCTTGAATATTCTTAAAGTCGTAGTACTTTAGGATATCCAGAACGTCAATTTTTTCTTTTAAATTTTTAATATCCACAAAATTCATCCGTTCTTCTTTCATTTTGACTTCGCAACGCAGCACAAACAAGTTCTATTAATTCTTTTTCTCGTGGGCTAGGCCGAAATGTTTGGAACAATCCTCTCCTATCTGTATATTCAACCCATTCTTCATCACCCTTAGTTACCCATTTAAATAGATTCATAGTCCCACTCTGCTACT